AATGATTTGCTTATCAAACGGAACTACTGTATATGAACACAGACTAATTGTGGAGGAAAAAATAAAAAGGAAATTAAAAAGAAAAGAGGAAGTTCATCACATAAATGGAAAAAGGGATGATAATAGAATTGAAAATTTATATTTATTTACAAAAAGCGAACACAAAGCTTACCATAACAAAAAAAATAAAAAAATGCTATGCTCAAACTTAATTTAGGAAGTCATAATAAAATCATGGAGGGATTTGTGAATGTTGATTGTTTAGATTTAGAGAAAGTTGATGTTGTCCATGATCTAACCGAAACACCATATCCCTTTGAGGGTGGTATAGCAGAAGGTAATTTATATGTGTAGAGGTACTAGAACATATTAGTTTTAGAAAAACACATGAAGTTTTAAAAGAGTGTTACAGAATTTTAAAACCAGATGGTGTATTTACAATCCAAGTTCCAGATATTGGCAGAATGTGTGAGATGTTTACAAACAAGCAACTTTGTTTATGTGTTCCAAGGAAAGCCAACAGATATTCAGATTACAAAGCTAAACCAGAATGTCCATATTGCGGAGGAAAGGCGTTAATACACCCCGGAGCGTTGGAGATATGCCTTTGCAGGCGCACAGAAACATAAATTTTGATGATCATCTTAATCATTTTTACAGAGGATATATTATTCAAAAAATCTTAGATGACGCTGGTTTTTGAATATATAGAATTTCAACCAAATATTTATAAGTTAATAGTTAAAGCAACTAAAAAAAGTCTAATATGAAAATACTAATTATACCAGATGTCCCTCATTGGGCCATAGGCAAATTATCCAAGTCAATCAAAAGGCATAATGCGGATATGGATATTGAAATTTTATATATTCACCCTCGGGATGCTGAAAGTCAGGAGTCAATTGACAAAGTAAAAGAAGCGAGCAAGGACGCTGATTTAATACATTTCCAATACTGGAATACAGCACAGAAGTTAATCAAAAAAATACCAGAGTTACAGAAAAAAAAGACTATTCTAACTCACCACAATCAAAAGAATTTATTGTCTGAACAATGGGATTTTCTTGGTATAGATTATCATGTTTGTCATACTCAATATTCAAAAAGGAAATTGATGGAAGCAGGATACAAGAATGTTTGGGTTATACAGCATGGAATAAATTTAAAATATTTTGAGTACAATCAAAAAGCAACGCATGATCAAAAGTATTTTGGATATGTCGGCAGGATAGTACCTTGGAAAGGAATGAAAGAAATTGCTCAGGCAGCCCGAGAAATAGGCTATCCAATATCATTTATGGGTAAGGTTGAAAAAGCAAACTACTGGGAGGGGATTGATGTCATGGATCGGAGCAATATTTTACCAACATTTATGAATTGTAGTGATGGCGAGAGAATTGAGGGCTATTATGATATGACAGTTTATGTTGGAAACTCTGGCCCGGGCCGTGAGGAGGGAACACTAGGATTGTTAGAAGCTATGGCGTGCGGAGTACCAGTGGTTACAACTCCGTCTGGGGTAGCGGCTGATATTTGTGAGGATAATTACAATGCTTTAGTAGTTCCATTCGGGGATTATCAGGCTCTTAAAAGTGCTATGAGTAGATTGATGAGTGATGAAAAATTGCAGGAAAAATTGCGAGGTAATGCTTGGAATACAGTCAAGAATATGTGCGAGGAAAAAATGGCATTGGAATATAGGCGATTGTACAAAAAAGCATTTGGTGGTGATAAGCCACTTGTATCAGTTATAGTTCCATATACCGAGGAGCGCAAAGAGTATGTTGATAAAATTGAGGAAGCATACAAAAACCAGACATATAAAAATATTGAATTTATAAAAATTGAAGATACTGAGCCGGGATATAATTTAGCAAAGATAAGAAATGAAGCGGCTATCAATGCTAGTGGAGAAATACTTATTTTTAATGACAGCAGAATGTTGCCAGAACCAGATGCAGTTGAGAAATTTGTTGTTTATTTTAAGGACAAAAAAGAGCTTATCTGGTGCTTTGGAGATAAGGGAGCAGGTAAAAAAGCATTTGTTGAGAATTTTAGTGCTATAAGGCGCGAACACTTTATCAAGGGAGGAATGTGTTGTGAACAAATAAAACAGTATGGAGCTATGAGCCAAGAATTGAGGGAGCGGTTCCAGTTCAATGGTTTTAAATTAAAGTTTACAGCAGACGCGAAGTGTAAACCAATGTGCGGTACTCATAAAACTAGAGAACGCAGACAAGATATTATTAAATCTAAATTTTTAATGTACAAAATGGGTTTATGAAAAATAGTAAACGCAAAAAAAGACGCAGATTAAAAAGAAAAAAAATGAAATGGGAAGCTATGGAAAAGAAAGTATCTAGGAAAAGAAAAGAAAAACTGGCCTTTTTGGATTATAAAAAAAGACGCAAAGAGGAATTTTTAAAATCACTTGAAAAATTATGAAAAAACTAAAAGCATTTGGTCACCCTTGGCATTTGGCGCATCAATATGAAATTTTTAAAATGCCAGAGATAGAATGGGATTGGCTAATCCAACATAGACGGCAAACTGGGAATGTTCCACGCGGTGATCTAGTGGAGAAGTTTGGCATTAACTGGGTTGATCATTATGAGCCGGGAAAGTATGATTTTGCGTTGCTCCATTATGATCAACAGTGTTTTGCTCCTAAGCTATGGGAAAAAGGCAAGGGAAGTGTATATCGCGAACTAAATGAGGTAATACAGGATATACCGAAAATTGTTATTTGCCATGGTACGCCGTATTATCCCGAGATGTTTTCAGCAACCAATGAATTTGATGAGCCTTGTGATGGGCTAAGTGATGAGCTGATTGATCTGGCTAAGAAAGCGTCAAAGGGTAATTATGTGATAATGAACAGTAAAAAGGCAGCCGAACAGTGGGGTTTTGGTACGCCTATTTGGCATGGTATAAATCCAGATGAGTGGTATGACTTGCCAAAGGAAGCCAGAGTTGTAACCATGATTAGCCCGGGTGGTTTGGATAAATATTATGATAGGCAATTTTTATCTGCTATTAGGGATATTTTATGGGATGAGAGTATCCAGCATTGTCATATCACAGTAGATTGGCAATCAAAAGATTGGGAGGATTACAAAAACTTTTTAGGTCGCAGTCTGATATATATCAATCCAACTAAAGAAAGCCCGATGCCGAGAAGTAGGACAGAAGCCATGATGTCAGGGTGTTGTGTTTTGACTACACCTCATCAAGATGCTGATAAATTTATCAAGCATGGTGAAAATGGGTATTTAATACCTCGCAATCCGTATGAGGTTTGCGAATTGGTAAAAGATTTATTGAACCATTATGACAAAGCCATAGCAATAGGTCAGGCTGGTAAAAAGACTGCAATAGAAACTTTTAATTGGGATAGGTACCATGGTGAATGGTTGAAGTTTATAAATGCGAGTATAGAAGATTTTAAAAGTAAAAAATAATTTTATGAAAATAGGATTTTTGGGATTTGACCAGTTCCATGGAAAATTTAATATTGGATCATCAACTATTCGGTGCGATTGGCCTATTCGGTATTGGCCAGAAGCAGAGCGGTTTGTTATGGGGAATAAATATGATGTTGTCATATATCAAAAAGCGTATTGGATTGACCACATGAAAGCATTTAAGGGAATAAAGATTTTAGATTTATGCGATCCCGACTGGTTGCAGTTCAATATCCGAATTGTGGAAGCTATGCAGGAAGTTGACGCTATCACTTGTTCATCAATTAAATTAGCTGAATTTGTAACACAGATGACTGATAAGCCAGTATGGGTAATACCGGACAGGGTGGATTTAGCAGAACATAGAAAACAGAAACAGCATGAAAATAGAGCACAAACATTAGTTTGGTTTGGTTATTCTCATAATTTTGATAGCTTGAACCAGTGCATGATGCCTATATCCAAACTAGGATTAGATATGATAGTCATATCAGAAAAACCATATCACCCTCCGCCATCTTTTGTAAAGAAAGTTGACATTACAAATTATGCTTGGAGCGCTGAAACAGTCAATGATGATATTTTAAAAGGGGATATTGTACTCAATCCTAAGCTATCCAATTTAAGGTTCAAATATAAGTCGGATAATAAAACAGTAAAATCTTGGGCGTTAGGTATGCCAGTAGCAGTCAATGATCAGGAAATGAAATATTTTATTGATCCAGTTCATCGCCAAGAGGAAGCAAAACAGCGTCTGCAACAGGTTAAGGAACAATATAATGTTGAAAACAGCGTTGCAGAGTATAAAAATCTAATTGCAGAGATATGCCAAACAAATACGGAGCAGTAAAACAAACTTATAATGGATACAGTTATCATTCAAAAAAAGAAGCACAATATGCCTTTGAACTGGATTGCCGACTTAAAGCAAAAGGAATTTAAGAAGTGGGACAGACAGCACAAAATTGAGTTGCGTGCCTATAATAAACACATTTGTAATTACTACATTGATTTTGTTATTACTCATCATGATGGCACTTTAGAATATATCGAAGTTAAGGGATTTGAAACAAATACTTGGAGAATGAAATGGAAATTAACCAAAGCTAAATTGGAAGCCGAGGAGCCACGAAATAAATTAACCTTAGTGCGATAAATTGAAATAAAAAATATTTAATTTCAAGTATATGCAGATAGTTGAAGTAAAAATCACGGAGTTAGTGGAAGCTGAATATAATCCCCGGAAAATGACGGAGCAACAGGCTGGGGAATTAAAAGACAGTATTCAGAGATTTGGCATTGTTGATCCTATTTTGGTAAATAAGAACCAAGAAAGGCATAATGTAGTTATAGGAGGACACCAGCGGCTCAGAATAGCCCGTCTGCTGGGTTTTGACACTGTTCCAGTGGTATATCTAGATTTATCGCTAGAAAAGGAGAGAGAGCTAAATTTAAGGCTAAATAAGAATGTTGGTAGCTGGGATTGGGATATGTTGGCTAATTTTGAGCCAGAGGATTTGTTGGCAGTAGGTTTTCAGCCAAAAGATTTGGAGTTTCAATTTGGTGAGAAAGAAACACCAGAATTGCCAGAAATACAGGACATGGAGGGCGGAATGCAATCAATCACAGTCTATTATGAAAAAGATGTTATGGAGGAAATTTTATCAAAAATAAACTCTTATGAGGGTGCAAATATATCCGAGAAAGTAAAAAATTTAATTACAGCAACCGACTATGGAGATAAAGAAGTATAGAATAAAAATCATAGCGAGAGTTGGCGGTGCGAACCCGACCTTGGCGCTCTAATATGACTAAAAAAATAAGACAAAAAAGCGACAACACAGCTAATGCCTTTGCATTATTTTAGAGCTATGGAGTTGAGATTTGATGGATATAAATACCGAGAAATAGCAAAAAGAGTAGGATTAAACGCCGGGGTCATGTGCGGACTTTATTTTGTACGGGTGGACTTTTTGCATGAAGCATATCAAAGATTATGCAGCAAAAGAAATGGCTTATAGACGCAAGCATTCAAAAGAAACCTTTTGCGGCTCATATTGATGATGTGGCCCGGCGTTTTGTTCAAATAGTCAATACTGGTGCAGAAATGCCAGCAATAGTTGCAGGAAAGGAAATACTAGAAAGGGTTGAGGGCAAAGTGAAAGATCAAGTTGAGCATGGCGGTACAGTCGGGGTCGCCGTGGTTGATGTTTTAAAAGCTATTGAAAAAGTAGAAGATGAACAACAAAGAAATAGAGAAAATATACCGGAGCAGGATTAACTTTTATGATTTTGTAAAGGATATTTTTAGTCAGTCTGAAAGTCTATTTCCTGATGGTTTTGTTGACGGAGATTATGTAAAAGAGATATGCGAATTTTTACAGGGTAATAAAAAGACTGCTAGGGTTGCAGCCCGTGATCATTTCAAATCAACTGCTTTCTATGCTCATTTTATGTGGAAAGTTTGGCGCAATACTAGAAAAAATCTTGAAGCTCATTATTTTTCTTATCAGTACACAATGGCAGGCTATCATATTGCCAAGATAAAAAATGCTATAAAATCCAATCCATATTTTGAGGGTATAATTGACAAAAAGAAAACAGCCGAGAGTGTTATCAAATTTACTTGGGATAATGTTCATTTTATAAACTTAGTACCGCATGGACTGTTGGAGTTTAAGCGTGGTATTCATGCTCCATTGATTTATGTTGATGATCCATTTCAAGATCCGAGCAATAAAATGATACTTACTGTTATAGACAAAATTAACAATATATTTAAGGCTCAAATACTGGACATGGTGCAAGATGAAATCCATGTTTGCGGTACACCACAAACTAATCAGGATTTTTTCTTTGATAAAAATGTGATGGCTAGGTTCGGGGTCATGATCAGGCCAGCAGAAGTTGACGCTAAAAATAAAATAGCTCTATGGCCAGAGTGGATGAATTGGGAAGAATTACAGGCTAAAAAAGTGGAAAAAGGGGCTAAATTATACAATCAGGAGTATTTATGCGCTCCAACTTATGCAGAGGAAGCATTTATCAATAAGGAGCAATTATATGCATTGGTAAATCCAGAACTAGAAAATTACAGCTATGTTAAAAATTTGGATTTGGATTGTGAGGTTGTAGCTGGGTTTGATATAGGTAAAAAATCTCACCCGAGCCACTTGGCTGTATTCAAAGAAAATGAGGACAGAAAAAAAATACAGATACACCAGTTTTTTTATGGACGGCTGGGATTATATCAGGCAATTTAGAATATTTTAAGAATTGCTATTGAGAATTTTTAAAATTGACAAATTATATTATGATGATACTCGGGGAGAATTTTGAGAGTTTTTAAGGAACAGGGTATATTGCCAGTGCAAATGGAGGGTGTAGTGTTTAAATACTAAGACTAAACATTCAATGTCAGTACAACTGGATAAGGCTATAACAAATAAGGAAATAGAGTTTTTGAATGATCCGCGAATGCTAAGTCAAATGCTGATGGTAACTAATGATTTGCAGGCTGTTGAAACGCCAGAGGGCCATGCTGATAGTTTTTGGAGTATAGCTTTGGTATTCAAACATGAAGAACAGCCACAGCCAGCTATAACAATTATTTAATATGCAAGGCATAGTTATACATTGTCCAAATCATGATTGTAGAAAATTATTATTGAAAGAAGCAAATTTACCTCCAACAACAAGTATGAAATTAAAATAGTTATCACTGTGGACATCTCATTCATGTACAGGCAGACTACAAAGGAATTAAACTAAAAGACTGCTCTAGGAATGAAAAGCCCGGAATATCTTTTGTGTAACTTGACAAGGTTGTAAAAAACTGTTATAGTGAAAATGGAACCAAGAGTGTCCACAAAATTATTTTGGACTATGTGCGCCGCAAAGGCGTTTTTTTTATGCAAAAATATGAATATAGATTTTTATAACAGTATATACAATAGGGCAGCACAGATTATTGAAGAAAGTAAACCAGAACCAAAAGCAAAGGCAGTTGATTTGAGTTCGCTCATTGAAAGACCGTCATTTTTAAATGAAGCATTTCCTTTGATGAAATCAACGGATTATTTAAAGGCTGCATTGGGCTGGGTTTACGCTTGTGCAAGTGCTATCGCTGATGAGGTAGCAACAATTGAAATTAAACTATTCAAACAAGTTAAAGATGGAGTGGAAGAAGTCAAGGAACATGAAATCCTTGATTTATTATTTAAGGCGAATAATTTTACTACTAAATTTGATTTGTTTTGGAGTACACAGCAGTATCTTGAATTGACAGGTGAAGCTCCATGGTATTTAGCTAAGAGTGGTAATACAATTACAGATATTTTACTAATTAGACCAGATTTATTGAGTATTTTACCCGGAACAGGGAATAATTATATAGACGGATATAAATACAAAATCAATGGCGGTAATACTGTAAACTTAGCGCCAGAGGAGGTTTTATTCTTGAAATATCCAGATACTACTCATGCATTTAGAGGAAAAGGAACTTTGCAGGCAGCCGCTAAAACGGTGGATATAGATAATTTTAGTGAAGATTTTAATCGCAATTTTTTCTTTAATTCTGCTTTGCCGGGATCAGTATTAAAAACAGAACAGAAGCTAAGGCCAGAGGTTGCCAAGCAATTAAAAGCAGATTTGAATAAATTATATAAGGGCGTAGATAAGGCTCATAAGGCCATGGTACTTGAGCAGGGATTAGATTGGAAACCAATGCAGTTGAGCCAGCGTGATATGGATTTCTTAGAACAGCAAAGATTTAGCAGGGATAAAATACTTGGTATATTCCGAGTACCAAAAACAGCATTGGGTATTAACTGAAGATGTAAATAGAGCTAATGCAGAAGCAACAGACTACATATTTGCAAAGCGTACTATTAGACCAAAAATGATCAGATTGATTGAACAGTTAAATGAATTTTTATTGCCACAGTTTGCTGGTACTGAAAAAATGTTTTTGACTTTTGATGATCCGGTGCCAGAAAATACCGACTTGAAATTGAAAGGCTATGAGAGTGCTTTGAGAAATGGATACATGACAATCAATGAAGTTAGAGAAAATGAGGGCATGGAAGATATTGGAAAAGATGGAGATGTAGTTTATTTACCGCTTAATCTTGTACCGCTTGGCGAGAGTGGACAGCCTATACCAGAAAAAATAATTGCTCCGACAAAATATTTGAATGCTAGGAATAGAAAAGAAAAAGCTAAAAAAGAAACTGATAAAAAGACTGCTGATACTATTGCAAAGAACTTACAACCAATCATAAAAAATATGATGAATAAAAAAAAAAGACCGAAAGAATAACAGATGAGCCAGTTTATCAGAATTTTAGCCAAGCTCAAATTAAAAGAGCAACCAACTTTGAAAGGATATTTGCTAAGAAAATGAGGGGCATATTCAGAAAACAGAAGCAGGAAGTGTTGGGGAAAATGCCTAAGAAAGCATTACCAGCAGATGTAAAAAATGGCTATTAGATAAGAAAAACAGCTAAAACTAGCCAAAAAAGAGCTTGTGCCAATAGAGGGTGAAGTCATAGAAGATGCCAGCAAAGATGCGTTTAAATTAGTTGGAATGGATGATCAAATTGATGTTAGCAATCCAGCCGCACAAAAATTTTTAAAAGAAAATACAGTCAAATTTTCAGATGCAGTAACCGAGGAAACAAACAAGTTATTGGGGACGCAACTCGCTGAGGGAGTAGAACTAGGCGAAAGCGTACCACAGTTGCGTTCCCGGGTGGAGGGAGTATTTGATGGAATGACTAGAATGAGAGCAAATAGGATAGCTAGATCAGAAGTTATAAGAGCGACTAATTGGGCGACTGAACAAGCCTATATAGAAAGCAAGGTTGTGGAAGCAAAGATTTGGTTGACAGCCATGGATGAGAGGGTTTGCGAATGGTGTGGTCCAATGGACGGCGAGGAGGTCGGACTAGGTAGAACATTTTTACAACAAGGGTCAGATTTTATAGGCGAGGACGGAGGAGTTTTGCCAATAGAGTATGAACCAATAAATAGACCGCCTTTGCATCCAAATTGCAGGTGTACAATAATTCCAAGAGTAAAATCTTAACTAAAAAATATATGTCTAGGAAAATATTAAATAAAAGGTTAGATGCTAGTGCAGCCGAACCAAACCCATTACTTTGGGATCAATGATTAGCGGAATATCAATCTATAATAATGGAGATGATGATATATTGGTTGATTTTGATCATATTATAGACGGAGATAGTAGATTAGTTCCGTCAGGAGGTTCGCTAAATATAGGTGCAGATTTTATTGATTTACATTATCAGTTAGCTAGTGGCGGTACAGCCGCAACTATTTATGTAACATTTATTCAAAACCCTTAATTAGAAATATATGTTAAATAGCCCGATTTTTCAAGCAGACAGTACTCCTCATGTTTTTAACCATGATGTCACATTCACGGGTAATGTTACAATTGAGGGTAATCTAAATTTTGGTGATGCTGGAACAGATATTTTAACAGTAGCTGGATATATACAAGGATCAGCTAGTGGCAATACCTCGGTTAATATTGGTAGTGGAACTCCGGGAAAGATAACAGCTTCAACCAATGATTTGTATGTAACTGGTGAGTTGGAAACAGACAGTAATGTCTTTTTTGATGGTCCAGCAGTTGTTCAAGCTTCAAATGCCTATTTTGGTAATAATCCGAATATATTTACCATAATAACAAGACAGACATCGCAAACTGTTGATTGTGGTATGTTTTTAGTGGGTTCATCTGGTCATTATGTAATATTGGCTGAATATGCTGATAGAACTTATAATTTTGGACATGCTAATACTACTGATCCGACAATCTTTATTCACTCAGCTAATCAATCTCAGACTGAATATTTAAGTTTATCTCATAACCAGACAGATGGTTTGATAGAAGTAGGTACTGGTTCACTTTATTTAAAAGGTGGATTGAAATATGAGACTACTGCTGTAAATGCAGCTACTTACTCAACAGCGTCAACAGATAATATCATTATGGTTGATTATTCTGTAACTGGAACTTGCACTATTACCTTGAGAACAGCCGATTTGCTAGATGGAAAGATTTACCACATTGTTGATACTGGTCGGAATGCTGGAACAAATACAATTACTATTGATACACAGGGAGCTGAACTTATAAACGGCGGTGCTTCAATAACTATTACAGTAGATGGGAATGGTTGGACTGTGTTTAGTAATGGTACTAATTGGTTTGCCTTTTAAACATAATTGAAAAAATATGACTTATATAACAAACATCTCGGGATATACACTTACAGATGGATATGTCTTGCCAGCAGGTTTTGTGCTGAATGACAATAGCACAAATCCAGCTTTTAAGTTTAATGAAAATGGTGAGCTTGATTTTTATCAAAACTCTTTATTGAGGTCAGACAGCCCGTCAGATGGGGTAAAAAATGTTTTAGGCTTAGTTTCTGTTGATAGTGCCGTTAATTATTTAGAAATAAATAGCTCTATAACTGGTGATAATCCGAATATTAAATCTATAGGTGATGACACTAATATTTCTATTAACTTGATAGCCAAAGGAAGTGGAGGAATACAAACTCCGAATTATATTGGACAGCTGGAGAGCACAAGTGGTGGTACTAGTGTTAAAAAGTTGTCTTATACACAAACCACAGATGCGACAGTAACGGATTTATATAGTTTAGTTATGTCAGAAGGAAGTGTAGTAAGCATAGAGATTGATGTTGTAGCTAATGAAAATGCAACTGGTGCAGATAGAGCTCATTATAAATTGACTGGATTATTTTATCGCAATTCTGGTGGAAATGTTACTCAGCAAGGTTCAACAACATCAATTAGTACAATAGAAAGTGAAATGCAACTTGGGATTGTGATTTGGTAGCTGATATAGGAGCTCAAGCAGTAGATGTTCAAGTAACTGGTAAAGCAGCAACTACTATCAATTGGTTAGTAACGGTTAAATATACTTACTTATAATAAAAAAATATGTCTAAAACAGGATTTGAAAATAGTACCATTTTAGTAGATGGTGAAGTGTCAGGTTTTGAGCCAGTTCATGGACTGGTTTATAGAACCGCAACTACTACTGGAATATCAACCACTTTTATTGACATGGATTTTACTGGTGGACAGGTTGAGTTGAAAAATATTACTCATGACACTGGATCTAATCCAGAGCGAGTTGCTGTTGATAAAGCAGGGGTGTATGAAGTTTCATATATCATAAATGGTATTGCTGATACTGATCCTCATACTCATTTTGCTCATGTTATTGTCAATGGTTCAACAGAAGTAATAGGCAGTGAAGTTGCGCAGGCTGCTAGTGGTGCTTGGGCGTTCCAGTTGTCAGCAACTTTTATTGTCAGGTTAAGTGCAAATGACTATTTGACATTACAAATGAAAGTTGATGCTCTAACATCGCAATATAATGCTGGTGCTCAGTTTTCAACAGCAGTTTGTGGGTCAATGTATATTAAGAAAATAGCAGACTAATATGTACACCATAAAGGGTCCAATAAAATTTAAGAAAAAGGAAGAACCGCCAAAAAAGCTGAAAGACTGGATCAAGGATAATGGATGCGTTTCTATGCTTGACGCTAAAGATTATAGTTATTCTAATCACAAATTAGACAAATGGTTGAGATTGAAAAACAAAAAGACTGGTAAAAAATATAAATGGGATAGAAACACTAATAAAACTGAAGAAGTTAAAAATAAACAAGTTGAAAAACTATAATTTTAAATATATGAATAAAAAAATACTAGCAAAAGCATTTGTTGAAAAAAAAGACGGGAAGATGGTCGCTATTGCAACAGATGAAACAATTGATAGACATGGCGAAAGCTTGTCAATAGACGCATGGGATTTAAAGAATTTTAAGAAAAATCCTGTTTTGCAATTTGCTCATAATTATAATTTACCGCCAGTTGGACTTGCTAAGAAATTAAAGAGAGATGGCGACAAGCTAATGTTTGAGCCAGTATTTCATGAGCATACACAGTTAGCCCGGGAAGTTAAGGCTATGTATGAAGCTGATCCAGCTATTATGAAAGCGTTTAGCGTTGGATTTATACCGCATTATAAAGGCGAGGGTGAAGATGCAAAGGTGAGTTATGAATTGCTAGAAATATCCGCAGTTCCTATCCCGGCTAATCCCTCCGCAGTAGTTACAGAGAAAGCCCTTGAGAAAGATGAGGAGTCAGAAAAAAAGGTAAATGAATGGATTACAAAAGAAGTTGATCAGATATTTAAGGTTGAGGAGAAAGCTGGGCGTGTTATTTCAAAGAAAAATAGAACAATTATACAAAATGCAGTTGATGCGTTAGTATCGGTTTTAGAAGTTGATATTCCAAAAGAAGATGATGAGAAAGGCGTTGATTTGATTGAGGGTACAGAATTGGAACTGGAAATTAAAACAGAATTACCAAAGGTTAAAAAACCAGAGGAAACAAAAGGTCGGGTCCAAGAGAATCTAGTTGATGCTCTTGCGGCGCTTGAGGGCAAATTAGGCTTTATCAAGCGCGAAGTTTTAAGACAGCGTAAAAAATAATTATATGAAATATATAGTTATAAACGGAAAGAAACACTATATCAAGAGTGAGGAAGCAGGAACTCCAGCAGTTGAGGAAAAACCAGAAGCTCCAGCCGCTCCCGAAGCTCCAGCTACACCAGAAGCTCCCGAAGCTCCAGCCGCTCCCGAAGCTCCCGAAGCTCCCGAAGCTCCAGCAGCCGCTGAGCCAACTCCTGATGTAGAAAGTGAAGCCAAAAAACTTGCTAAGTCAATTGCTAAAGATGTAATTGCAGAAATCAACGCATCAAAATCAAAAGTTGAGTCTGATACTAAGATCGCTAAAATGCTGCAAGGCAAAGATCTTACAGATAAAAACAATTTGACTGCTGATGAAAAGATTGTTGCTTTTTACCATGCTTTAGTCACTAATGACAAGACAGTTTGTAAGGCTCTCTCCGAAGGTACCGCCGCTGATGGTGGGTTCCTATTTCCTGATGAGTTCCGCGCTGAATTGATTAAAAGTTTGGTTGGGCCTTTCTCTATGAGAGGACTGGTTACCAGTTATTCCAATGCGTAGGGATGTTATGAAAATCCCAACATTGGTTAGTAGACCAAAAGTTACATGGACTGCTGAAAATGAAACTAAATCAACCACAACCGCTCACTTCAATGAAAGAACTCTAACAGCTAAAAAGCTGGCTGCAATTCTTTATTCTTCTGATGAATTGATAGAAGATAGCACAGAGCTTGATGTAGTCAAGATTGTTATCGGTCTGTTCGCAGACGCTATCAAAGATGAAGAAGATAAAGTTATTTTGCAGGGTAATGGAACCACTCAACCAACAGGTATAAACACCGCAGTCACAGCCGGAACATACGCATCTACCAGTATCGCAGGCTCAAATTTGAGCTTTGATAACTTGATAGATCTTGTATATTCCCTCCCACAGGCTTATCGCAGGGGCGCAAAATGGGTAGTCGCAACGGCTAACATTCGCGAATTGCGAAAGCTCAAGGATAGCAACGGTCGCTATCTCTGGGAAGAAAGCAGAGTAACTGGGGAACCAGCTAGAATGCTTGGCTATGAAGTAGTTGAGAATGATTATGTTGGCGAAGCTAACATTTTGTTCGCAGACTTCAAGCGTGCTTATGTCTTGGGTGATCGCAAGAAAATGACTGTTAAAATCTCACAAGAGACAGAAACAGCATTTACTAAAGATCAAACCGCAATCCGCGTAGTTGCGCGTATTGCTGGTAACGCTTGGGGATCCAGAAGCATTGCGTGCCATGACAAACATTCCTTAGACTGTTCGTTGTTTCCTTTGGCTCTTTACGGAGCCAAGGATAAGTAACAAATATGAGTATTACATTAAGTTGGCGTGAACAATTAGCAGAATATAAACTAAAAATGTTCCCGGGATCAAAGGACAAGATGGTTAGATTTAGAGACAAAAAAGTTAAAGCTAAAAAATATGTCAAATTACACAAACCAAGAAAAGGTACAAGACTACATGGGAGAAAATATACCAAGTAGTATTGCAGACGCCATTTTGACAAGCTGGTTTTTATCAGTTGATAATTGGATTGAAAATTATACCAACCGAAAGTTTAAAGATATTGCGTCAGATACTAAATATTATGATACTCATGGAGGTAAGGAAATTTATATTGATGATTTTGAGGGTGATCCGACAGAAGTTACAACGCTGGATAATGATGGAGATGATGATCAGACTTTGACAGTAGATGATGATTATAGGACTTATCCATGGAATGAAACAGTAAAAAATAGGTTAGTTTTGATAGAGGGCAACAATCGGATTGGATATTGGCCAAAGGGTGAGTACAGATTGAAAGTAACAGCCAACTTTGCTATGACTACTGCTCCGGCAGATATTGTATTAGTAGCAACAAAACTGATGGCGGCTATTTTACAAAAGAATATGAAAGGTGGCCCGACAGTAGCTGAAAAGGTTGGAGATGTAGCATTTACTTATGGAAAAATTGATGAAGTTGCCGAAGCTATGGGCGTATATAACACTTTAAATCAATATAGAGTACCCGTTTTATGAGGTTTTTACATTTTTCAAGTAAAACAGTGATAGTATCGCGCATGACGGCTGGTGGTAATAATACAATGATATTAGCCACTGTAACCTCTATAAGAGGGCATATACAGCCACTAGACGCTGAAAGAACGCGATTGATTGATGGAGTGTATGGTAAATCATACAGGATTTGGGTTGATACTGGGGTTAGCTTAGAAGATGGGGACAGATTGAAAGATGATGACGGTAATTTTTACAAAATCAGAAAGGGTGGAATTACAGCCCGGGCCGAGGGCAGTATAGATTATCAAGAAGTTTTAATTGAGAAAGTTAGTTAATATGCGAATTAAAATTGGCTCCAAACCAGCATTTGAAAAGGTAGCCAAAAAATTTGAAAGAGTACCACGCCAAATAACAAAAGATGCTGGATCAGCAATTAAAGAAGCTGCATTGATTATTGAGGGCTGGGGTAAATTTTATACGCCAGTTGACACTGGCAGATTAAGGGCAAGTATTTATACAACACTGAGAAGCATGAGCGCGATTGTTCAACCAAAAACTAACTATGCATTATTTGTTCATGAGGGTACAAGTAGAATGAAAGCAAGACCATTTATGAAGCAGGCAGTTGTGAAAATTTTGAGAGAGGACAGGTTTTGTCTGGTGCTATGATAAAATCGTTAAGAAAAAGCATAAGAAAATCACTAAATAAATAATATGTGGCGACAACTAAGAAATCAGTTAGTTTCAATATTAGACGCGAATGCATTGATTGCTGATGTCTATGACTATGAAGCAGAGGAATTTAAGGGGCGATCCAGTAGCATTGGTTACACCCTCCGGGAATGAAAGCGAGTTTGAAACTACAACAGACAATAGGAGAATATATGCTTTTACAGTTCAGATTATTGATTGACCGTACTAGCAGAAACAGTGAGGATTGCGAGAGTGCTTTTGAGGGATTTAACAGATACAGTTTTAGATGATTTTGACAAAAATTAGTACATTAACAGGGATCACAAATTCGACTGGCAAAACAACTTTTATTTGTAGAAGCGTTGCCGGTCAGACTGGGGGTATAATATTGAGGGGCCAAAGGTAGTTTTATAGGTTCGCAGATATCGCCCGTTCGGTGCCAATGTTTCCGTTGATACAACACTGATTTCTTGATTAGGTAATTAAAGTAGTGTATTATACTGATATATAATTTTTAATCAAAATATATGTCAGTAGGAAGAAAAAAAGGTTATAAACATACTAAGGAAACAATAGAAAAAATAAGAAAACAAAAATTGGGAACTAAAGTAAGTGCAGAAACAAAACAAAAAATGTCATTATCTGGTGGTCATAGGAAAGGGAAAAAACATACTAAGGAAACTAAAAATAAAATATCTAAAAAAAGAAAAGGTAAATGTAAATTTGATAAAAATCCTAATTGGAAAGGTCAAAATGCTAGTTATAGTGCTATACATCATTGGGTTAAAAGAGTAAAAGGAAAACCAAAAAAATGTATGATGTGTGGTAGTATTGAAAATTTACAATGGGCTAATAAAAATCATAAATATAAAAGAAATTTATCAGATTGGGTTAGTTTATGTGCATTATGCCATAATAAATTTGATAAAAATAATAAAATTCTAATAAGTTAATAAAAAAAATATGACTAAAGCAATCGGGCGATTAGCCAATCTAGGAATAGGCAGAGAAGCATCAAGAGGGGTTGGTGTAGCTGCTGAATTTTGGGTACCAAAAATCACTTTATCTTATGATGATAAAGTAACAAAAGTAACTTCGGCTCTTTCTTATGGATCAATCAATGTATTTGGTAATCAATCATTGGTAGCTCAAAAATGGGCTGAGGGTACCATAGAGGGCGAAGTACTAGACCGATCATTCGGATTATTGATGTATGCCTTATTTGGAACTGTTAGTTCAGCGTCAGTATCTGGCGCATATACTCATACTTATACTTTAGCTGAAACAAATCAGCATCAAAGTTTGAGCATGTATATTGATGAGCCAAATGGTGATTTGCTATTTGAACTAGCTATGATTGAAAGCATGGAACTAACATTTGATCCGAATGATGTTGTTAAATTTACAGTTGATTTTAAATCCAAATCCGCCGCTGGCAGTTCAGCATCTGCAACTTATGTCGCGCAAAATAAGTTTTTAGGCAAACACTTAGCTTTGAAAATAGCGGCAACTACTGGTGATCTAGCAGCCGCAACAGCAATATCTCCAAAATCTTTGAAACTAACAATCAACAAGAATTTAATGCTTGATCAGGTTTTAGGAACAGTACAGCCAGAGGATATACTCAATCAAGGGTTTAGCATTACAGGTGAGTTAGAGCTAGTATATGACAACAGAACTTATGCCAACTATATGCTTGATGGAACTTACCGAGCTATGCGAATTGATCTGGTAAATACTGATGTAACTATTGGCTCAACTAATCCGTCATTCAGACTAGACTTGTCTAGGGTAGAGTTTAGTAGTTGGGAACCAACTCGCAATAATGATGAGGTGATGGTAGAAAAAATAAACTTCTCTGCTCTATGGGATATTACAAATGAAAATGTTATAAATAGTTGTTATGTAATAAATGAAACTGCATCATACTAATAATGCCAGTATTAAAAGATTTTAGACAATCAAAAGAATTAACAATTGCCAAATTAATCCTGATAGCAAGGTTGTTATATTATCTGGTGTATTATTTGGTGATGCAGTTGGAATGGATTATAAGAATGATGTTGAATATGTTATAAAAATATTGCCCAAAATTGATTAAAGAATGGAATTTTGTAGATGAGCAAGGGAATAAAATGCCGATTGATGGTGAACACTTACAATTATTAAATACAGATGATGTTGAATACTTAGTTACAGAAATACAAAAGTTTGTTGAGGAAGTAAAAAAAGTAGTAGAAAATTTGGCTATGTTATGCGTTGAAATGGGCTGGACTGAAAGACAATTGATGTATGATAATACTTTTGATTTTGTTTCAAAAATTGCAGACTCAATAAACAAAAATTATGGCGACTGAAAAAGTACAAAGTTGTAATAATCCGCAACCAACAAAACAGGTAAAACCTTTAATGAAGTTGGCAAAGGGTTTGGAGGACTAAAGAAACTTGCCGGTGGATTGGCAAAGGCTATTGGCGTTGGATTGGTTGGTGCATTTGGTGGATTGGCTTTTGCTATGAAAAATAGTATTGATAAATTTAATGAACAGATAGCAGCGGAAGCACAACTTAATTCTGTTTTGAAAAGTACAAAAAATGCTGCTGGATTGACCGCAAAGGAAGTTAAGAAGATGGCCAGAGAATTGCAGAAAGTAACTACATTCGGAGATGAAGCAGTTTTGACTGCTCAAAATTTACTACTTACATTTACCAATATTGGTAAGGAAACATTCCCGGAAGCAACACAGATAGTTTTGGATATGAGTGTGGCTTTGGGTCAAGATTTAAAATCATCAGCCGTTCAGGTTGGTAAAGCGCTCCAAGATCCTATTCTTGGAGTTACTGCTTTACGGAGGGTTGGTGTAAATTTTACAGAACAGCAACAGGAAATGATTAAAACTATGGTTGCGACTGGTAAGACTATGGAAGCACAGAAATTTATATTAAAAGAACTTGATACCGAGTTTGGTGGATCAGCAAAAGAACAGGCAGAGACATTCGCTGGTAGAATAAAACATTTAAAAAATGCTTTTGGTGATTTTACAAGAAACAATTGGTGGAGCATTATCAAAAAGCAATTAGGTCCATTTATAGAAAAGATTAAGCGAATTTGTAAATAGTGATAGAACAAAAGAATTTGTTGATAGAATTAGTATAACAATAGAAAATTTTGGAAAGAAAATGGAAGAAGAAGGTGGGTTGATCAGAGGATCAATAAATATAATAAGAGATAAATTTACACAATTATTTAATTTAATAGAGGAAAAAACTGGCTTAATAACTATATTAAGACAAGTGTGGAATGATGTTGCCGTGATGTTTCAAGAAGAATTGTTGCCAGAATTAAAAAAATTGTGGAAAGAATTACAGCCACTAATGCCTTTCTTAAAAGAATTTGCAAAAGTTATTGGTATTATATTATTTGGAGTATTGATTGGTTTTATACAATTATTAAGAGTTGGTCTGATAGTTACTATAAATGTCTTAACTAGGGCTATTAGGATTGCGACATCAGTTGTTAAAGGTTTTAAAGCTGGTTGGGATTTCTTGACTGATACTTTGGCAAAAATTATCAATCAAATTGATAGTTTAATATCAAAAATAAAGGAATTAAATGTATTCAAAGCTGCAAGAAATTTTGTTAGTGGTGTATTGGGTTTTGGAGGTGGCAGAGCAGAGGGTGGTTTTGTACAGTCTAATAAATCTTTTTTGGTTGGTGAGCGTGGGCCAGAATTATTTATACCAAATGTTGCTGGTAATATAGTGCCAAATAATAAATTAGCAGGAGCTGGTGGAATTACTTTGAATATTAGTGGTAATACATTTTTAGATGATACAGCGGCTGAACATTTTGGCGATCAAATAGTTAGGGTTTTAAAACAAAATATAAGAATATAATATGGCTGTAACAGTATCAATAAAATCGGTTGACAGGAGCAGGCGAATAGATTGGAGAAGTTTTGAAAATCCAAAAATGTTTTGACAAGCAGAGTTGATAGATGCTCATTCATAATAAGAAAATATGGAACTACTACTTATACTCCCGATCTGGGAAATGAGGTTATTGTTCAGAATGGTGGTACAACTATTTTTGGAGGGGTGATCACTGAAATAAATGAGGTGCCAGCAGCATTGGATATAATCGGATATAAAATTGAATGCATTGATTATACTCGGTTATTAGACGGACAGTATGTATCCGAGGTGTTTGAGAACCAACCACTTAATACAATTATTGATAGTTTAGTGAGTAGGTGGGCCAGTGGATTTACAACCACTAATGTAACCGTAACTGATACAGTTGACTATATCAATTTTAATTACCAGCCTATATCCAAATGTTTGAAACGCTTGGCAGATATGTTCAACTATGATTGGTATGTGGATTATAGCAAGGACATTCATTTTTTTTGACAAAGAGGAAAATGCAGCTCCGTTTGATCTAAATGATGATGACGGGAGCTATATATTTAATAGTTTTAAAAAATACGCCGGGATAACTCACAAATTAAAAATGTAATAATAAGTTGAGGGCGGAGAATATTTAGCAAATACTTTAGACATCAGATATTAACTAGTAACGGAGTGGATTATATATATAATTTAGGCTATAAATTTGAGGATTTTCAAGCGACATTATCAGGACAAGCATTGTCGGTTGGAATTGACTTTAGTGGAGAGCCAGATGATTATGACGCTCTGTTTAACAGAGATGAAAAAGTATTGAAATTTAAAGAAGCAGATAAGCCGTCAAATGCCGCCCTCTTGCAGGTAATTGGTAGACCATATTTGCCGGTAATGGTAAAGTAAAAAGATAATGTATCAGTTCAGTCAATGGTTAGTGCTGAGGGTGGAGATGGAGAATACCATTACTATATAAATGATCCGTCTATAAACTCAAAAGATGGAGCAATTGAAAGGGGCTAATGCGGAACTACTTGGATATTCAGGAACTATCAGCGAGGGAGAATTTGACACAGAAGTTGACGGACTTAGATCAGGCCAACAGTTGATAATAGATAGTACAGCTCGGGGATATAGATCAGGAAAAATTTATAATCAATAAAGTAACTATACGGATGCAAACAGAGGACACTTTATTTTATAGAGTGTCGCTAGTTACAACACGGACTATGGGAATGATTGAAATGTTGCAAGATTTGATGGCATCTAAAAATAATAGAGTAGATAGTAATTTAAAAAAAGTATTAAATTTAATTGAGGGAGCTGATGAAACTATAACCTTGTCAGAAGCTATAACCTCGGCATTGATCCACAATGCACAGACAGAAGCAGTGACAGTTTCAGAAAGTTTAACAGCTCAGAGTATAGATTATGATGTGGATTTTGTAGCTGGGCCGTATGTTTGGAATGGTGAGGGTAGCGGAGATAATAAAAGATTATTTATAACTAATGGCTCAAGATTGGGCTAAAACTAGCTAAAAATATGAAAAAAGAAGAAACAATTTGTTTAAAGGGTCATTATAAATTTACTATTAGAGATGCGATTACTAATGAGATTTTGCGTGTATATAATTACTCTAATATTATTCCGACAGTTGGGCGTGCTATGCTTGCAAATAATTTAACAGACGCAACGCCGACAGATGATCCGCGAATAAATTATGTTGCCCTTGGTACTGGTACCAATGCTCCGGCAAATGCAGATACGGCTTTGCAGACTGAAACATATCGCAACACAGTTGCATCTCAGACTAACAGCAACAATATTGCATATTGTACTGGATTTTTTAGTGCAACTGAAACTAGCGGAACATTCAGAGAATGTGGACTATTTGCAAATGGTACTGGTGCTGCTGATAGTGGGGTTTTATTTTCAAGGGTCGCAATCAATGTAACCAAAGGGGTTACGGAAACATTAACAATAGATTGGACTATAACCATATCATAATATGTCATTAAAAACTTGGGCTGCTGGTGAGGAGGTAGCGGCAGCAGATTTAAACTCAAATTTTCTAGAGGTGGATACACCATTTTTTGGTGATGCATCAGATGGAACTGTAACAATCTATAGTAACACAACCCTCACAAGGGATATGTATTATGATGATTTGACCATAGATAATACATTCACTTTGACCACTGCTGGTTTTAAAGTTTTTGTAAAAGGAACATTAACTAATAATGGAACCATAGACAATAGCGGTTCGGCTGGGGCTAATGCATCTGGAATAACTGCTGGTGCTGGTGGTGCAGCCACTCCCGAGGGTACTTTGCTTGGATCGGAAGCAGGTGGTGCTGGTGGTAATGGATCTGCTGCTGGTGGTGGGTCAGCAGGGTCGGCAGGAACAGCATATGAGCCAGTTATAGGTCCGGCTGGGGCGGCTGGGGGCGGTGGCGGTTCATCGGATAATGGTGGCTCGCCCGGTGGTGGCGGCGGTGCGGCAGGTGCTAAAACAGCGGCGGTCACTTCTTTGTTAGATATTTGGAGTGCTGGATTATTGCAGCAAGTTGTGTCTGGAATTATAAAACCCAATACAAGCCAATACTGGGTCCGGTGGTGGCGGCGGTGGAGCATCTTCAACTGGTGCAATTAGCGGTGGTGGCGGCGGTGGTGCTGGATCAGGTGGAGGGTATATCTGGATTGCGGCTCATACAATAATCAACAATGGAACCATATCTGCAAACGGTGGAAACGGTGGAAATGGTGCAAATGCCGTTGCTGGTGCTGGGGACAATGCTGGTGGTGGCGGCGGTGGTGCTGGTGGCTCTGGTGGAGTAGTAATTTTGATATATGACACAATAACCTTAGGAACAGTAACAACTACTGCTGGAACAGGCGGTACTGGTGGTACAGAGATTGACGGTGTACAACAAGCAAATCCCGGTGTTGCTGGTACAGCAGGTAATGCAGGTTCAACAATTCAAGTAAATATTTAATATGCCAAAAATAAAAAAACCAAAAACTAAAAAAGATTTTAGAGAGAGATTATTGAAAATCATTGATGATAACAAAGATGATTTTGAGGATGATGGATTAAGAAATCTAGTAATGCACTTGCGTGCTCAAATTGAGATAAGTCTTAGAGAATAAATTATGGAAGATTATACTAACCGGGAACTTGGGATAATGTTAAAAGAAATCAAAAAT